TTTGAACTGGTGCGCCGTCAGCATGAGCTGACCAACCATTTGGTGTATAATTAACATCAATACTTTCTATAACACAATCTTTCAATCTTGGTAGTTTGTCGTTGTGTTGACCTTGTTGTTTAAAATCAATTTCAAACAAAGCAGGTGGAACCCAAAACATATTTTGACCTACTTCAGTATTCTTTTTGGGTGAAGCATACATTCTAAATTTTTCAATTATGTTTTTTACCTGTTCAGCTTCAGCTGCGGAATATGGTGTAAATGTGAAAGATAATTGAAAATCTCTAAAGTTAACACCTTGAAATAACACTTGTTTTTGTGGGTTGAAAACATAACCAGCTCTATTTAAAACCAATTTAAGTGCATCATTATCTCCACCACCAGCAAGATTCGTTGCTGCTCTAACAGCTTTACCAATTAATGGTAATGCACCCATCGATGAAGCAATTGAAGATGTGTCATCATATGCTAGGGATGTTGTTAAATTGAAATTTTCTGGCATATATAAAGCAATTTGACCAACTGGCGTGCTTCTTTGATTATTTAAAAAACTTCCAAAAGCTTCATACATACCCGCAGTTGATTTTAATCCGGTGGTCAGTCCACCAAAAACAGTATTCAAAGCACCTTGAAATGACCAATTACCCGAAAGAGTATCTTTTACACTACCAAATACCGATTCAGCCATATTAAAAATTCCACCTTCATTTTCATAAGCCTGTAGGACATTCTCACCAGCTGCACCTAATGCTTCAACTCCCTTATTAACAAAACCAGGCAATTCGTTCAATTTTACTTCTTCAACTTCTTTAATTGTGAAATAAACTGCGTGAGATTTGTTAGAACTTCCAAGGTCTCTTGGATATTGATATGAAAAATATCCAATATCAGAACCAAATAAATCTGATAGTGGACCACCAAAAAGTCCGCCTGGAATGTTTAGACCGCCAATTGATGTTGGTATTGAAATGATTGCCATGGTTGTTTTCTAGAAAAGTGATATATACTATTTATGGCATATTCTGGAAAGTTCCGACCCTCAAATCCTCAAAAATATGTTGGGGATCCAAAAAACATCATATATCGCTCGAGTTGGGAATGTCGAGTGATGAATTGGCTCGACAAAAATCCAAGTATTGTGTCTTGGGCTTCAGAAGAATTGACCATACCCTATAAATCTCCAGTTGATGGTCGTATGCATCGATACTTTCCCGATTTTTTGGTTAAAGTTAGAGACAAAGATGGTCGAACAAGAACAATGATGCTTGAAGTTAAACCAAAGAAACAAACTATGCAACCTGTGCCAAAAAAACGGGTCACCAAACAATACATACAAGAAGTTGCAACGTGGGGTGTAAATCAAGCCAAATGGAAGGCTGCAACAGAATATTGTTTAGATAGAGGTTGGGAATTCAAATTAGTTACGGAAGACCACCTTGGGCTGTAACTAAATATCCGATGATAACAAAATCCATACTCACCACATTAACAGAAGAAAAGATTGCGGCTCAACATCCAACAATGAGCCGTGAATCTCTACGCTGGTTGATGCAGAAAATTGCAACACTTAGAAATCCAGGCCGACTTTCTGTGCCTATAACAAAAGAAAAATCTAGGTGGACAAGACCTGGAGACCGTCAGAAGTTTCTGATGGGTGGCATGTATTATTTTGTATATGATGCCAAAGGTAAGGATTCGTTACCATATTATGACAGATTTCCACTGGTATTACCACTTAAAAGACTACCAGATGGCTTCATAGGATTAAACCTACACTATTTGCCGTTAAGATACAGGGTCATTTTCCTAAGAAAATTATTGAACTTTGCAATCTACAACGAAGATGATGAGATTAAAAGAATCCGCATCACCTATCCAATCCTGGATGCTTCCTCTAAGTTGAAAGAATTTAGACCTTGCATCAAACGTTACCTTTATACACACATAAAGTCTAGGATACTGGCTGTGGAACCTAACGAATGGGATGTGGCTACATATTTACCAGTGCATCAATTCAAAAACGCACAACCAAAACAAGTTTGGCAAGATTCCATACAAGAAATAAGGACCTCTTAAATGGCTACAATTAGCGAATTTAAATCTAGTTTTTCTGGTGATTTAGCAAGAACCAATAGGTTTGATGTTGAAATCCCTATACCACTAACACTATTGCCATATTTAAAAACGGCAAGAACTTTGAAATATCGTTGTGAAGTTGCAAACTTGCCAGGTAAAAGTCTTTCAACAATGGAACAAAAAACATATGGACCAGTAGAAAAGTTTCCATATCTGACAACATATAACGATATTGATTTGACATTCATTGTTGATGATGATATGTCACAAAAATTTCTTTTTGACGGTTGGTTAAATTTTATCAATCCAACCTACAACAATAATATACGTTATAAAGAAAATTATGCAACAACACTAACCATTAACCAGTATGACACATCAAACGAACGAACCTATACAGTAAGTTTGTTAGATGCATATCCTATTTCCATGAATCAATTAGATTTGGACTGGAATGGTGAGGGTTATCATAAACTGACAGTTACTTTCGCTTACACCTACTGGAAAAATCTTTCTCTACAAGGTTTGGGCATGGATCTTTTGGATGCTGGCTTAGAATCTGTAGCAACCTCTCTTGGTGGATTGGGAGGTTCTCTTGGAAGTGGTTTGTCTAGTGGTTTTAATTCTATGGCAGATGCTGTGAATTCACCAATAAATTTTAATGAATGATGATAAGGAGATATTATGGCTTTACCAAAACTTGAAGTGCCAACATATGAATTGCAACTACCTGTTTCTAAAAAGAATATAAAATACAGACCATATTTGGTCAGAGAACAAAAGGCTTTGATGATGGCATTGGAATCTTCCGATGCCAAGACTATTCAACACAACGTCAGAGAAATTTTGAACGTATGCACCTTGTCTAAAGAGATTGACATTGATGAATTGCCAATCATAGACATTGAGTATTATTTCCTACAACTGAGAGCAAAGTCTGTTGGTGAAATATCTGAATCAAAATATCGTTGCAACAATGAAGTTGAAGATAAAACTTGTGGTAACATCATGGAAGCAAAGGTTAACTTAACAGAAGTCATACCTGTTCAGGAAGAATATGTTGATCCAGAAATCCAATTGACAGAAACCATTTCTGTTAAGATGAAATATCCACCATTCAGATTGGTCAAAGATTCTGTTGATTTAGAAGATATTACAGAAATCACATTTAATATGTTAGCTAACTGTATTGAATATGTTTATGATGGTGAACAGTTCCATTATGCAAATGAAGTTCCAACAGAAGAAATGATTGAATTTATTGAACAGTTGAACCAAGAACAGTTTGAAAAACTGGAAAGGTTCTTTAATAGTATTCCTAAATTGTCTAAGAAGATTGATATGAAATGTTCCAAGTGTGGTTTTGAACACCACTTGGATGTGGAGGGCCTCGAAAGTTTTTTCGGCTAATACTTGGTTATGATGACTTAAAAAATTACTACAAGACTAACTTTTCATTGATACAACACCATAAGTATAGTCTTACTGAACTTGAAGATATGATACCTTGGGAACGAGATATCTATGTCGCTATGTTGATTCAATATTTGGAAGAAGAAAACCAAAAACTTAAAGAACGACAGAGAACAAAGTAAATGAAATTTTTTGGAAACAATAAAAAAGACACAGGCGAAACATCGTCAAGTCCAGTTGTGTCTGAAAAAACCAAACAATCTGCTAGTTTGTTTAAAAGAACAGCTAGCAAAATTGGTGACGTTTTAAAGAACAAATTTAGTAAATCGGAAGAATCATCTTTCGAACCTATGAGCAATGCAAAGTATCTAGGTGAAATTTACAAAATGATGGTGCAAAACCGTGATGATGCGAAACTAGACAGACAACAAAAAATTAATCGTAGAGAAGAAGAAGAATCTGAGGATCAAAAGAGACACGAAGAAATAATCAAAGCTCTTTCACTACGTAGAATACCAAAACCAAAAAAAGTTATTCGCCGTGAAAGAAAGGCGGAAGAAGCTGCGAAGAAAAAGGCACCTCCTAAACAGCCAACAAAGCCTCAGCCACCAAAGCCACAACCAAAGCCACAGCCTCAAGCACCAAAACCAGAGGCACCAAAACCACAACCTCAAGCACCAAAACCAGAGGCACCTAAACCTCAACCAAAACCTGAGCCAAAGCCACAGCCAAAACCTGAGCCAAAGCCACAGCCAAAGCCAGAACCAAAGCCACAGCCAAAACCTGAGCCAAAGCCAGAACCAAAGCCACAGCCAAAGCCAGAACCAAAACCTGAACCAAAGCCACAGCCAAAACCTGAGCCAAAGCCAGAACCAAAACCTGAACCAAAGCCACAGCCAAAACCTGAGCCAAAGCCAGAACCACCAAAGCCTCAGCCACCAAAGAAAACTGAGCCTGTTAGAGAACCACCAAAACAACCACCAAAGAAAGCAGAACCTGTTAGAGAACCACCAAAACAACCTTCTGCTCAACCTGCAAGACCACAACCAGGAAAAACATCAGCCACAAGAATGGGCAGAGAAGGTGAAGGACTAAAAGGATTAGATTCAGCTGCAAGAGCATCAAACATCAAAAAAGAACTTAATAGTTTAGGTGCTTCATCGGTATTGGCTGGTGGTATATTATTGGTTGCGTCTAAAGAAACTGCTGCTGGAGAAACACTTACAGAAGCTGGACCAGTAGCATATAAAAATACTTGGCGAAATATGGAATCAGGAAAATCTAAGATTCCAGCTGACAAATATAAAAAAATTGCTGCAAAGGATCCTAGTGTTCCTCAATCCGGACCTGGTGCTGGAACAGCATATATGAATTTCACTTTTGCCAAAAAATGGTCAGGCGAAAAATGGAAATCAGTGATAGAAGATCCAGACCAAAATAAATTTTTTGAAGCTGTTGGATATCATGGCGGCACCAAATACATGGGTAGGTCACTCATTGGTATAACACACGAAGGAACTTATAAAGCCATTGGTAAATTTTTGGGATTAGATTTAGTTAATAATCCAGAATTGATTAATAGAGATGTTCAAACCACAACTGCTGCTACTTTAGCGTATTTGGCGTTACTTGCCGGCAACAGTTTAAATGCAGCGTTATCAATTGAAAAAATGAAAGCTGGTTATGAGAAAGGTTTAAGAATATTAAATTCTTATACCAATCAAGATGACTTAGATAAAGCTGTAATGTTATTGACGGCAGGAAAAGGTAATGTCGATATATCTAACGTGGAACAAGTTCGTGCAGCTTTTTCTGGAAATGGTGACAGACCAACTTATCTAAGGCAGCAATTAGAATCTGGTAAATCAGCCTCTAAATTGTTGGGTATAACAACAGAAAATCTTGACCTTCATAAAGAAAGTGGTAAATCTTCTCCGGTAAGTAATAACACCACAAATAACAATTATGTTTCCGAAGAATCTGCAAATACCAACAGAGTTGATGATAGACCGGCCCACAAAAGAAAGTAAAAAATGGCAGACAATAAATTAAATTACCAACAAGCCAGAAGAATCAGAAAATCTAATTTTTCTGATATGGTCCTTGACCAGTTGGCTCAAAAAGACACTGGTATTGTTAGTGCTATTGGTAAAACAATTTCACTAAGAAGTCAAGCTCGTATAAAAGGTATCAAAGAAAAATTTGACCCGTTGAACGTCATAAGATTTATGACAGGTGGTTCAAGATTTGTTCCAGCATTGTTTGGTAAATTAACTGGTCGTAGTCAAAGAGACATTGACTATTTCACAGGCAGAACTAAAAGTGTTATTGGTGGTTACAACACAGCAGATAAACTTAAAAAACTTCCTGGTGAAGGTGACACAGCAGGAATCAATGAACAATTATCTAAGATATATTCATTCTTAAAAAATAGCCGTGAAGAAGATATTAGATTAAGAGAATTGGAAAAAAATTCTGCGGAAGAAATTGAAAGTGAAAAACAAAGACGCCATAAAGAATTCTTGGCAGCTCTTACTGGAACAAAATTTACAGCACCAGTGCAAGAACAAAAAACTGCTGAACCCGTTAGACAAGAACCATCTGTGATGGATTATATTGCTGAAGCATTCAGTATTGGTCGTGCAGCGTTGCCAGTTTTGGCCAACATTGCCAGATTCTTTATGTTTAACCCAATTGGTCTTGGTTTGTTGGCTGGTGCAAGTTTGCTCATGCTTCTAGAAAATGATAAAAATCCAGAAGCAACAACAAAAAGTATTCTTGGTGCGATGGATCCTGGAGCTGAATCTAAAGCAATTATGGAAGCTGCGGAAAGCACCGATGCAGTTGAACGTAAGAGATTGAATCTTCTTGCTGATAGACCATCTGAAGATAAAGCATCTTTCCTAACTCCATGGAAAGACAAAGAGATGCAAGATGCATATCTTAAAAAGATTGGTTGGGATGAAAAGAGTGGAACAACCGAAGAGGAACGTAGAAAAGGTTTTTCACGTATTGATTCTGAGGGTAGATTAGTAACACCAGTTAAACCTGCGCCAGAACCAACACCTGCAAAAAATGCAACTGTTCCAAATGAAAGTGCTGCTGAAACTAAACGACTTAATTCGGTTCCAAATACAACACCAACAGCGGTGCCAGAACCAGCAGCTGCAGAACCAAAGGCAACTCCAGTTTCAGTAACACCAAAATCATCACCTGTATCCAATTTAACCAATCAGGTTAATTTTGGTAATATTGAGGCTAAAAATCAGAATGTTACACCAACAATGGTCAATAAAACCGTCAACAACGTGACCAAAACTCAACCTAAGAGTGGTTTAAGACCTATTGAGATATCGGTTAGAAATGATGAACCGACATTCATGGGATTGATTGTTGATTCTACTCGGATGATATGAAAAACCCCGCACTAGGCGGGGTAAACTAAAGGCGAAGAAAGGAGCGATTTAGTTTTTAATCGTCAGCCAACTTTGAGAAGTAAGCCATATCATCATCATCTGTTGCTGGTTCCCAAGGTGGGGTATCATCAGCAACTTTCTTAGGTGCAGCCTTAGCTTGTTCAACTGTGGTTCTTGCTCGTGGAGCATCACCATCATCATTCAAACCAAGAACTTTATCCAAACGTGTTTTCAAAGCATCATAAGACTTAAATTCTTTGTCAGCAACCAACTCTGAAAGAGAATGTTGTGACTTCCAAATCTTTTCAAGTTCTTCATCGTCATCCAACAATGCTGATGGTGACATAAATTCAGACTTATCATAGTTCTGATAACCTGCAACCTTAGTAATCTTCAACTTGAAGTTAGCACCTTTCCAGAAATCAAATGGATTGATTGGTGTTTCATCTTCAAACTGAGGATTCATTGCTTCAGTAATCTTCTCAAAAATCTTAGCACCGAACTTGAACAATTTAACTTGTCCTTCATTCTCTGGATGCTTAGGATCAGATACGATGTAGATGTTAGCGATGTAAGATAGTTTACGCTTTTGTTTACGAACAATATCCTTGTTCGCTTCAATGCCTGAGTTCCACAATTTGTTGTTGTGTTCACATACAGGACATTGTTGGTTTTTGGTTGTCAAACATTTGTCGATTAACCAACCACCAGGACCTTGGAAGCCATGTTCGAAAATCTTAGCCCAAGGAAGACCGTCATCACCATCTACTGCTGCTGCGGGTAGAAAGCGAATAGTAGCCATGCCGTTGCCGGCTTTGTCCACTTCTGGTCGCCAAAAATTTTCTTTATCGGATTTGCCTTCTGTTGATGCGTTGAGCTCTGCTACTTTAGATTTCAACTTGTCCAGATTGCCTGAACTTTTCTTTAGGCTTGAAAAATCAATACTCATAATTACCTTCTTTCTTATTAAACGGAATATTAACGGAATATAAACGGATTGTCCACATGATACATTATATAATATTATTTAGGCGCCGTCAAGCAGAAACTTTAACTGTGCCAAGGTATCTGGAATATTTCTGTGCAAGATTGCCAGACCACCTGCTTCACGCCAATCATTAATGATACTTTCGGTATCGTCAATGATTATTGTGTCACTTCTAGCATATTTTTTCTTATGCTGTTTACCTGGAACGAAATTGCGTTGGAAATCAATATCGTGTTTTTCCAACCATTCGATTTTTTGTTTGGAGATTGCATCATACCTTTTCTGACTGGCAGTAGAGGAAAGAATCTGTGTTGGTGGCACTGCGTTACGTAATGCCATAATCAACTGCATAGCATCAGGCATCATTTCTAGTGTTGCAAAGTTTCCATCAGCAATAAATTTATCAAAGTATGTATCAAACTCTTTATTGTTTCTTGCTTCGGCAGGATAGATGTTGAAAAGTTCTTTGTAACGTTTTTCAAAATTGGCAATCACACCATCCATGTCCAGATAGATACAACTGATTCTACGCATAGTCTCTCAAACTTTCTTTTAAAATGTTTTTGAATTTTTGTTTATCGTAATGTATAAACGGTGTGTATTTTTCAATTTTTCTTTTGTATGTTGGCCAAACAACATCGTCTGTTATTTTTTTAGACCACATCGGTAAGAAATTCATGATATCATTCAATATACAAACCGTTTCGATACTTACATTACCATAAGTCATTTCTTTCAACAATAATGGATATTGTCCATCTTCAACCATCAACATTTCATTTGGTGATTGTGTTGCGTTAAGTAGTCCTATTATATCTTGTTCAAAACGGTAAGTCAAGCTCTGGTTTCTTTTTTGCCATTTCTTGTAATTTTCTTCACCATCATTACCAGATATATCACCTACCCAATTCACATTAGTTTCCAAAAAGTTGGCAATATAAAAAGACTTCAAATCATCTATGCTATACTTACGTGATAGTTTGTAAAAGGAATACTTTGCTTTATTGTTTGCAAAGTTGTCCTTTGATACGTTGGTCTTTCCGTTATAACGAAAAAAATCGTAAGAATCAGAAGTAAAATGAAGTTTAATGCTTTGATAGAGGGCATATGCTTCAAATCCTGTTGTTTCGGTCATAAAGGCAATTTAGAACTTTTCTTCAATAAATTCAAATCTTGTGCTTCTTCTCTAATCTTTGCCTTTAAGGCACTGGATATTAAAGAAGAAGCAACATCAATTTCCATACCAGTTTGTTCACAATGATAAATGATTGCTTCCATATGAGAGCATTCTAGTTCTGCACTCTTTTTACCAATCATTTCACTAAATTCATTAATCTCTGTCTTTGTCGGCACGTTCAAGCTTTCGTATAAAAAATATGGTTTCCAATTGTTCTCACAGGTCGAATGTTTGACCAACCCGGATGAACGTATGTCGCATGGTAAAACATTGCACGTGCCTTGGCAAGCTCTCTGTGTAATACCGATTCTCTGATTGCTCTCTTGGCAATATACAAACATTCTTCCCAAGCATATTGGTTTCTTACTGGACCAACCTTTTCGCAAGTCCATGAAAACTGGCATGTTTGACCTGTCTTTTGGTAAACAACGCCACAAAAATCTTTTGGAAAAGGACCACCATTGTTTGCACGATTGATTGTAACTTGTGCTACGGCCAATTTTCCTTCATGTGGTTCCATTGCAGCCTCATAGTAAATGTTTTTGGCCATGCAAAGAATTTGTTGATTTATATCAGCACTAACTTGTTGTTGTAAATCTGGTTGTGCTTGATATGCCTTTAGAGGCAAAAATAAAATAGATAAAGCTAAAATTAAAGTTGATAAAAACTTCATTAGTTCTCCTTGTGTGTGTAAAGGGGCCTAAGCCCCTAACCCTCAGGTAGATTTCTTTGTAGACAGAACTTTTGTGGTTGGTTCTGGAGATTGAATATTAGAAACGAAGCCGTTTAGTGTTTGGGCTTTGTTGATAATATCTTGTTCTGAGGGGATTGCTGGCAAAGCCGGATGTTCAGGTGGTGTTTCACCTTTGGCCTTTGCAGTATCGCATTTGATGTTCCAGTCTTGTTGTAGACGGTCTCTTTCTGCGTTGTATGAATCATATAACATGTCTCTCGCCATTTTTAATAGTTCAAGACGGATCTCAAAAGGTGTCATGTTTGACATAGTTTTCTCCTAATTGTGTTGTGTAATGTGTGATAGTGGATTTTTTAAATGGGTCCCACCGAACCCATATACTTATTTATGAAACTCCACACCGTCATATTCTGGAATACCCAGAATTGACCTTGATACATCAAGAATGTATATCAATCTTCGTTGTTTCGATTTGTTGTATGCACTATGCATTTGTCCATTGTCAAAACCAAATAGGTCTGACCAGTACACTTTTGTGGTAATAACCTCAAAGCACACATCACCTTCCGGAACAATTAAAGGTATGTGTATACGAATTGTTTTGTGTGATGAGTTTTCAATATCAGCGTGAGGTTCAATCACACCACCAGCATCCAAAATGCTGTAACCACTACAACCATATTTTGGTGTGAAATATTTTTTTGTTAATGCTGATGCTGTAGGGAAAAGACTTTGTATTTTTTCTTCTAAGAAGAAGTTATATTCAACATTTTGTTCGGGATAACAATAACGTAATCCTTCAACTTTCCACATTTGTTTTTCGGATTCATTTAGTGTTGTGTATGGATTAGCAGCGGCATAAGAAATACCACCTTTGAATGTGGTAAAAAAATCTGTATGATGTGCCAAAAATTCTTCACGTAATTTTGGTGCTAATTCCATCAACTCATCAGCAATTTTTATTTCATTTCTATACCAAATAGACTGCATTACTCCTCCAAATTAGTGGTGGGTATTCTGTTACGAGGAACCCACCGAACCCTAGTCAGCGTTTAGGCTGCCAATGCGAACTTTTCATCGTTTGCGTTTACTTTGATTTACTTTTTACGACTATCTGTGTCGAGTTGTCCACTTCTATACTCTTTACCCTGTCGAAACCATGGCAGGCCCATCATAAAGAAACTTTGAATAAAGGCATACTCTCACTCAAATGTCTAATATATTCAAGCGTGGTAGGAAACTCTGATAATGTTCCTTTGTGGCTTTTGATTTCAACCTTACTTTGGTCGTTACTCTCAAGCCCATAAAAAAACATAGTAGTAGCACCACTATCTAATTGACCTTTGAATTGTTGTTCAATATTCATAAACTTCCTTATGGTGGACCTGGCGGGAGTCGAACCCACGTCCAGAATACGTTTCAAGTTGCTTCATACAACCATAATCACTCATAGGGTTTCAAAAAATCGTCACCCTCTGAATCTTTTTCAAAATTATTCCAATCATAGTTTACCAACTTATAAATCCAATAAGCGTGTAAACCTACAACAATAACAAGTAAAAATAATTTATCCATAATTGTATTATACACCAATTTATTTAGTTTGTCAACTGTTTTTGTGGTAATAATCAATAGCTCTAACTAAACCTTCAATGTGGTCTTGTGTCTTTTCTTTGAATATAACTGGTGGTGCATTATCTACAGCCATAATGATTACCAAATCATCAATAGGTTGACCAACCAATTCTTCATACATCAATGCATATGCGGTAGTTTGCCAGAAATAATCTAAAATATCTTCACGGTTTTTGACCTTCTTTGATGTTTTAAAATCAATTACTGCCAACTTACCTTCATACTCACCAATACAGTCAACACGTCCTGCCAATCCTAGTTGTGCAGACCACAGTCCAACCTCTTGGTAGTGTATGTTATTGATTTTGTTTAGATACGGTTTGATTGCTATGAACATTTCTTTAGCATCAGGCATAACATTACCTGGTGGTTTTGGTTCATTGTTCAAATAGTATTCACATAACGTATGCATGTTGGTGCCACGGGATGTGGCCTGTCTGGAGATTTTGTTTGCAACCTCATCACCAACTCTGCGGCGCCATGCCATGATGGCTTCTTTTTTCTGAGCTCCCACCACAGTAGTTACTGATGGTAGTTTTTTACCATCAGGTGTAACATAATATCTTTTCCCATCAGGGAAAGTTTGAGACTCAATTTTTGGAATCTCTTTTGGTGGGCAATAAATGAACATTACAATAATCCTAACTTCAATTGTTTGTATTCTAAAATAGTTTTGTCAGCTTCTTCTATCTTTTTATTTAGAAGTTGTTTATCGAACGTTCCGTCAATAATATCTTTAACGTCAACACCTAGACCAACCAATTCATATACGTCATGGTTGATACTAACACCTTTATTTGCATTGCCATAGATTGATTTGCCTGCTGCAATACGGTGTTGTTCTGTTTCTTTATTTAAAGAATCGGCAATAGTTCTGACGGTATACCAATTTGTGTATTTGTTTTTCCAAATCATAATGCCTTCATCTTCTTGTGCATACCTGAAATCATCATCACCTTTTGGAACTTTATATTCACCAGGTGCCATTTCACTATACCCCCACTTATCATACTCTTTTTCAAATTCACTCAATCGACTGACTGAACCTTTACGAATTAAAAGTGGCCACCAATCCCAATTATCAAACACTTCAAAGTTTTGGTCTAACAATATCTGTTGACTTTTCATTACACTAGAGATTGGTTCTCCAGGTAAACCAGCAATCATGCCTGTGTATGTGTAGATTGGTTTATATTTCTTCAACTGTCTAATCGCTTCAAACTGTCTTTCGTTATCTAAACCTTTACCAATGGCCTTCTTGGCCTCTGGATGCAAAGACTCAAGGCCAAACGTTGCAGCAACAAGACCTGTATCAGCAAGCATTGGTATAGTTTCAGGGAAACGTTCAATCAAGTCTGCACGTAAGAATGCTGTATATGTAATCTTAACACCACTCTTTGCAATCGCTTCTGCAACATATTCTAGTTTTACCACGTTGTCGTTGAATGTGTCATCATTAAACCAATAGTTGTTGACGCCAAACAATTCATAGTTTCTACGCAACTCATCAGCTAGGTTGTCTACGTGACGAATGTAATCATTCTTTTTTTTACCCAACAACGGGAAGGCACAGAAACGGCACCTGAAAATACAACCACGACTGATTTCAATTGGCAAGAAATTATTTTTGATTAGGTCACTTTCCAACCACTTGATTGATAAGTCACTATCATCATTCTTATATGTCATTTCAGCATTGATTGAAAAGGTTTCTCTGTAAGGAACCCATTTCAAATCATCCAAACGTTTCTTTGTTAAGAATTTCAAATAGTGTAATACTGCTTCTTCAGCATAACCCCAAAAGATTCTATCGACCTTAGTCAAATCAACACCACTAATAGGAGTTTCATTGCCACCAATCAATGTCTTTACATGTGGATATTTCTCTTTAATGTGTTTGAATAGGTGATTGATTTTATCAAATGCATAGACGAACGTGATACTGATACCAACAAACAAAGTTTTTGATCCAATAAATCTAGCACAGATTGTTTCCAATTCTTCTTCTGTGAAGTTGCCAAAATAATCAATAACTTCAATGTTGAAACCATGTGGTTCCAAAAAGGTTCTCAATCTTGCTGCACCGGCTGGACGACTAATCGTTCTAGTTCTTTCCATGCCAGTGAAAACAATTCCATGTGTTTCGTTCATATTAAATAATTTCAGAATCCTTAACCACTTTGGTTACGTATTTTTGTTTAATCGCTTCAAAGAAATCGATATCTTCTTCGGTCAATTCAACCGCATCAATTTTTTCTCGGTTGCCTCTTACCCAATTTTGCAGTTGTTCAAACACACCTTCGTAGTGAAAATGTTTGGTCACTTTTTTTGTATCATATGCATCCATAATGATATGATATCTATCTTCATCGGAATCATTTCTGATTTGGTGCCATTGATTTGTCCAAAGAATCCATACACCACCGTCAGCTGGCATGTGTAAATTTTTACCTTGGCAAATATGAACACACTTCTTATTTGTCCACAATGGAATATGAATACGTGCCATGTATTCAGTTTCTTCCGCATCCCTATGAACTAAACTTTTTGAATGTGCTTTCAAACAGGTCACACGAGCTCTTACTGGATGAAATCCCATTTCACGTATATCATCTAAAACTTTTTTAATCTCACCAACGTATGCTTCTGTTGGTTTGTCGTGTTCAAGTCCATGTGAGATATTAAAGTATTTGTATGCTTTCAAAACCAAATCGTCTGTTGGTAAAAACGATTCAAGTGTTTGTCCTTTTTCCAACTGAATTGCTTCCCAACCGCCAGTCCATGTGGCTTCTTTGCACAATAAACTCCAACCACCAAAACCATTGTATTGTGGTGTTTCATATTCTTCGCCTTGGACTACTTGGTCACCCAATGTGAATACACTTTCACGAACTTCTTTTTTAAGTTTCTCTATATCTACTGTATAATTTAATTTTTCGAAAAACATCTTTTATCCTTTATAAGTAACCAGTTTCTTTTAACATATCATACACTTGACCATAATCATAAAATCTTGTGCGTAAAGCAAAAGCTTTTCTTAAATTGGCTTCACCACCTAAAGGTTCAACATTGTGTGGTATTCTAACATCTAACATATATGCTTCACTTGGTTGTGCCACAAAAGATCCAATTTCATAAACATCATCGAATGAATAGACAGCATCAACATATGTAATTTCCTCACATGTCGGCATGTTTTGTTTTTGAGCAACAAACTCTTTAACTCTTGTTTTTAATTCTTCCACATTTACGTTTTGGTCAACAATGGTGCCACCATCAACACCAAGGTGTCTATCTTCTTCTGTTTTCCAAGCATTAGCGTTTGGCTTTGCTTTGAAAAATACAGTTCTATAATTTTGTGGATCATAATAGAAATTAATTGTTGTAATGAAATCATTATCCACATGTGGTAACAATAGACTATTGATTGACATTCTTGTTACTTGGAAATCTTTCCAATATCGCTCAGGTATAACTTTATACAATACAACTTTTTCTGGTTCTGGTGTCCAAATCGTGTTATGCCTTACACCCAATCCATATTTACCCGCAAAAGAGTCTGCTCGACCTTGCGGTATGATTGTGTGTGGCATATATTCAAATGTGCCTTTTAATTTAACAAATGACATTACCCGTTTCCTTTAACATTTCAACTACGTCCTTATACTTATGAACGAATGTGCCAAGTGTAATTGCTTTTCTTAGTTTAAAATCACCCTGAACACTATGTATTTGAGTTACATCAAGTGCCCACACCTCAAAATCTTTTGCTACGAAACTATCAACTTCTTCCAAATCTTCTTCAAAGTATATGTGACCATTGGTTTGATTTTCGACCTGTGCGGTCCTTGGCACATCAACCTTTGGTTTGTAAAATACTGTTCTACAACCTTCTGTTTGAAGATAGAAATTAATTGAGGTAATAATTTCGGTATCTGTATGTGGAGGTATTTTACAATTAATTGTCATTACTGTCAAGTGAAAATCTTTCCAGTATCTTTCAGGCAACACACCGTAAATCTTTCTAGGTTCTGGTGTCCATATCTTTTTGTAATCTATACCTTTACCATCTTCACCTTTAAAATCTTTTAATTGGTCAATAACGGCAAAAAGTGGTTTCTCAAATGTGCTTTCCAATTTAGTGAACATTATTTCCACTCTTTAATCTTTGCCATACGACCACCCCAAGATTTCAAAATGACCGTATTTTGTGCGTTCTTGTCTACCACTTTTCTGAGGTCAGTAGACAATGAGATACGTAGGTCATCGGACTTATTTTCTTCAACACCATGCAACACATAAGAAGGAAAGAAAATCAAACGTCCTTCTACTGGTTTATATCTACGTTCTTTTAGTTGTGGTGTTCCACTCAAAGAAATATTTAACCAATCAATTGCATGTGACGAATCGAACAATACGAGGTCACCACAACCTTCTTTTGCTTTGATGTAGTAAGTTGCAGCAATAGCCGATTCGGTGTGTCCATGAACTTCCAGTTTCTCTCCTGGTTCACGCACGTTGACCCAACCCATAAAGTGTTCACAACCACGAATGTTTAACATCCTAAGTTGTGGAATATTTTGAACAATCTTTTTGGTTACAATGTCTATAATTTCTTGTTTCAGTATATCTAAATTGGGTCTGCTGTAGTCCCATATACTGTTGTTCGGGTCTTTGTCTTTACCCAATACGATATCTTTGCCGATACCATAGATTTCATCTAATAGTGTTTCGTTGAATTGTTCATCGAAACGTGTTTGCACTTCCCATATTGGACTTTGCCAAAATAGATTTTGTGCATTTTGAAACCAATGATAACGGTCTCTATCTTCTTTAGTCATAGCAGTATTCATCACCATAATAACACCTCAATCAATTTTGTTTTTCGAACCAGTCCTTATATTGTTTCAAATATTCTAACTTCAATTCATGTTCTTCATCAGTCAAATCTTCATCTTTTGGTTGTGAAACATAATTATCAAATTCTTCCGGTGGTGTTCTAATGTCCGTTTTCTTTACCCACCCAGCCTCAGTTGTGTGTTCCATATTTGAATCAAATAGAACAGTTAATATGTCTTTATATTTCCAAGACATTTCAAAATATTTGTCTCTTTCCGCTGGTGTTAGATTCAACACATTTTTATAATATGTTGATTTCATAAATGTTGCAATAACACGTGGTTCAAAAAGTATTGCATCACCATCATATGTTTTGATGGTGTCCAAATGTGTAAAACTATATCGTTTCATCTTTTATCCAACCATTCTTTATATGATTTAACTTCATTAAATTCATTTTCAACACCTTCTCTATACAATTTTGGTAAAAGAATAGTTGATTTTACCAATGCATCACCATATACTTTGGTCAATACATCTTCATAATCAGTAAACATTTCATATAATTGTTCTCTCACTTCTTGTGGAGAATCATAAAATGCTGCACGACAATTCGTATTAAAATAGTGTGTCATATGTTCGTAAACATATTTTGAACTGTCATCAATTAAAACCCTCACAGGTCTTTTATATGAATATGTTGGCATTAAGCAAGTTCCTTTTTTGGAATAATCTTTTCAATCAATCGACCAGTTTCAGCAACAAGTTTAAACATCACGAAAATTGCAACCAATGCTGCACCTTTAATAAAACCAGGTTCTTTCTTACTTGGTCCAAACCAACGTTGCCATACACCAACAACTTTACAAATTGGTATACCAAATCCCATAATCATCTTGCCTGTTAGGCTGCCTGTTTCTTTTTCACCCATCAAATAGGCCATTTCTTCTGCCCAAGGTGTTGCAATATCATATGCCCAAGACACGGACCATTTCTTAGCAGCCTCACTAAATTCTTCATCAGACATCCAAGGCATCATCTTAGGACCTTTGCCTTCCATCCAATCAACAACAATCTCTGCCCATGCACGATAACCATTGTAGATATCTGGATTGGTCTGAATCAAGCGTTCACCAAATGCTTGGTCTGCTTCGAAAATGTTTTGTTTCATTAAACCAAGGTCAAACAATTTGGTGCAAATAATCTTAGAACAGTTACAGTTATAGGTAAAACAGTTTTGGTCACTTGTGCAATTATAAACTGGATTGGTTGCTAATTGGCAGTCACCTGTTTGCAACCATGCTTGTGAATCACAATTCCAACAGTTGATTGCGGTGCAGTTGGCTGTCTTGTTACATTGAGCTGTGGTTTGTCCTGCTGGAGCTGTTGCATTGCAATTACAATTTGTAGCGTTCTTGTCATTACAGTTGCCAGCATTATTCTGTCTGTAATATTTTAGACCACCAAATGAATTCATATTTGGTGCGCTTGGTCTTATTCCCGATTTGATATATCCATTAAGGAAGTTTAAGTCGGCAGTTGTATTTGATACTCTACCAATTTCCGAATTAATATTTGATACACCAATCGTTGAGCCTGATGATGGTAATGTCATTTTAGTTCTCTTTGTTTAAAATTACTGTTAATATTTAGGTCTCCAACCTAGATTTACCATAAACAGGAATATCATCCAATTGACCAACAATTTCTTTAACTACCTTGATAGGTATAATCTTTTTACGAGTTTCTTCCTCTTTGTGTTCAAAGATTGTTCCAAAAATATCCTGTCTATCGAGCGGTAATGTATCACTCTTAATTAAAGTAGGAATGTAACCATCTGTCATTACTGTGAAACCTGCAGCAAATAGAGCTACGTTGTCAGAGTATGCATTAGCACATGAGATATCCCAAAACTTTTTGTCCAAGAACATACATGCACCTTTACAGATATGTAATACTGGACACTCTGGACATTCTTTACGATTAGACCAGTGTGTGACAGATTTCAAAGCAACATTTGAATAATCATCTAGTGTTCCACCATGATGTGATTCACCGTTCTTTGAGATTTCCAAAGAACTCACGTTCTGACAGGTCATTACATTACCACGTAGGTCAACAGAAATGGTGTGTTCATCATCCATGCCACACTTTTGTCCCAAGAATTTAGATTCTCTGTGGTTCAATACACTATTTACAAAATCATCAATTTTTCCTAATTGACCTCTGAAACCTATTTGTCCCTGTGATGCATACAATTCACCAAAAGCACGTTGACGGAAAGCAAAATGTTCTTCCTTAGTAATCAATGAATTCACGATGCCTTCTTCATCATATGCATCAACCATTGAACCTTCACCTAAGATAACATTTTCGTCACCGGTTAGGTTCACAAACCAGTCATAGATTTCTTTGCGGCTCTGATTCTTAGAATTCAGCATTGAGTTGAAACTGATGCTCTTACCCAATCTAGTTTGCATACGATAGAAGTTTAAGATTCGTTCTTTAACTTCAGGATCATCGAATGGATCAGGACCACGAACATATTGACCTGGACCGTCATGTGAAATTGACACAGCAAAGTCCATCATCATCAACCAATCAATGATTTCATCTGTAAGAATAGAACCATTGGTGATGATACTGAATTGTGGTTTTCTTTTCCACGAATCAAACTTCTCAGCAATTGCTTCAGCAAGTGGTTTCAGAGTCTTCCAGTAAACAAGTGGTTCACCACCCCAAAACTCGACCTTCAAACCAACATCTTCATCGAAATGTAAAACTTCCAACTTTTGCATGAAAGAATCAATATCTTTCTTAGAAGTTTCTGGTTGACGTTCAACAAATTTTTGAGAACAATAATCACAAGTATAGTTACAGCTAAGCCCCATCTGAATTTTCAGATGGCTGATTAGTTTTGCCTTTTTGAGTGGTCTATCCTTATCAAATGGTTTGTAAGGTTTGCGTAAGTTTTGTTCTCTTTGATCCTCTGGATATTCAAAAACATTGCCTTCTGCATCTTTCAATACATTTGACATGTTGTCATAAAAGAACGTTTTTTTGTCACCATCTTCAAACCTTGTGGCTTCAATCTCAAAAATCATGGGGTATCCTCTTTAATGTTAACCTAATATTTATTTCACTATTATATTCAATATCCAAGTTCTTCGCAAGCCACAATCCATTGTTTTACCAAACTGGAGCGAACAATATCATCTGGCGTGAAGTATATTTCCTGAAAGGATGGCATTCTTCTGGCCACTTCCAAGAAACTGTGGAATGCTGTCTGGTCTTTGTTACTCTTAATTAAATCCGTTTGTTTAAAGTCACCTGAGAATATAATCTTAGACCTGTGACCGACACGGGTAATAATCGTATTCACCTCTGACCAGTTCAAGTTTTGGTTTTCATCTACAATAATGATGGCATCATCAATAGAAATACCACGAATGGCAGTGGTAGAAATAAATCTAACGAAACCTTGTTCCTTCAATCTGTCCCATGCATCGTTGCGACCAAATAATGTGGAAGCAATTTCTTTGTATGGTAACTCATAGATTTCTTGTTTCTCATTTAAATCACCTGGTAAAAAACCAACATCACGCAGTTGCACCAAAGACCTAACAACCACCACCTGCTTGAATGAGTTTGATTTGTCCAAAACTTCTTCAAGCGCTTTGTAGAGTGCCAAAAAAGTTTTGCCTACTCCAGGACTGCCGAATAGTCCCATGAAGTAGGCACCGCCTTTATACATTTCAAAGAATATTCTTTGATTTTCAGTTAATGGTTCAAAAGTTTTTAAGTGGTCTGGTTTTATTTTTAATGAATTGTTGATTACTGGTTGATGTTTTGTCTTGTGTTCATCATCCCATTCGGACTGCTTTGCTGTTGTTTTTCTGGTAACCATCAATTCTCCTCTGTAATAATGCAGAAACCTTTACTTTATTTTCGGGTTTCTTCCTTTTTTTATTATTTGTTTTTTTGACCTGAGGTTTCTCCTCAGTTTTCTTTTTAGGTAGAAAAAGTGCTGGTATCTGAGCCATTACCACTCTCTTTGCATTTTGGTTTTATGGCCAGTTTTAATTGTATTTCCAGGTATTGATTCTTTCATGCGATTGATGACATACTTTTCGAACGTGGAGTCAGCCTTACCCGTTCCTGGTGTGTCCATACGCATACCATCGCCGAGACCTGGAATGCCATCGGCTGAAAAGTGTCGTTCTAAATGGGGATTGTTTAGTTTGAATTCCTCATACTCAGCAAGGCGCATTGTATGTTCTTCAATTTCATTAGTGTTTTTATTCAAAAAAGTATAAATCATGCGGGTTGAAACCAATCAGGTGTGTTACGATTTTTCCATTTGGCGAAACGGACTTTTTCCATTATATAGTATTTATGATACGACTTGAGTGAATCATATTTACGACCTGGAACTGGATTGTCCGACAAAACTTTGAGGTCAACAGGCATGGCTGGCGTTGGTGCAAACCATTCGTTACCATAAGGTATATTAAATGGTGGTGAACTTAGGGCTGATTGCAATCTTGCACAAGAATGAATTTTACCATATCGATGTGTGTATTCATCAAGTAGTTCACACCACATTAGAAACAGCCAGCGATAATGTTTCTCATCTTCTCTCACCCAAATAGCTGAAGGGTGGTTGATATGAGTGGCACTATAAAGCACAGCATCACGACTATCTGAAAGAGTATAGCGGGTGTATTGTCGGCCAGTTGTCTCTCGGCGCAAACGTTCAGGTACGCCATCAAGGAACCTATGAGCAGTAGAAAGAAGCTGAGCATATTCAATAATCATTTTAACCACGTGCTTATCACAATGCATTTCAGCACAGGTTTTGGGGTTAGGGTCAAGGTAAAAAATGTTCATGTCACCAATGGCGGATTACGCCAGCAATAATAAAAAGGTTTGTGATGATGTATGATAACACAATAATGGTTCTTAGGCAAGCAATTATATTTGCCTCATGGTCATTATTACCACTTTTATCACCTAGGGCTTTTGCCCACAGGCGCCACCATTTACTCAGCATATGGTTGTTGAACACGTTGAACATCGGTCCAACCTTGGCGTAATTGGCGAACACCATAACTATCATGTTCATGCACGGAATATTGTAGTCCGACCTTCCTTATCGAACCGGTTTCATCAACATGTTCGACCACACGAAATTCGTATGATAGTGGTTTTGGAATCATCACAGAAACTTGTGGAACTTCTATTTTAAAAGAACCACCACTTTGATAAACAGAACCAACCGTATTGTAGTTACCAATGCAAATTTGTGTGTTTAAAGATTCCATAACATCCTCATCAAACCAATAGTATCGATACTTGTCAACAGAATGTAGTTAGCAAGCATACCAAACGACCTACGAGTGAAAGCAGCCCAAGCATACAAGGCACAGCCAGTAATCCAAACAGGATACAAGGCCAACAATGGCGGGTTGGGGACTGTGACTGCCATTGTAATACTACACCCAATACTAATAGCCCAAGCAACAAGCTCAACAATAAAACGAATCCTATTACTGTGCCAATCACTTTTTATCCAATCAAAAGTAGGTTTTAATAATTCATTCATCGTGTGGTACAAAGGTTAGGTATCCATCAGGGTGAAATCCACACCCACGCAGGAACATTGTGAAGTTTTCTAGTATTACATCCAATTCAACAGCATCAAATTCACTTGTTAATTTGTCACCATATGGTGAAACATTACGAGCAGTGAATTCATCGTAAATTGGATGCTGACACACCAATGTGAATTTCATTTTTATTCACCAAATTTTGGAATGTCAAATTCTCCAGATTTTTTGCTTGACTTCTTTGAAGTTGTTTCTGGTGGCACAGCAACGTCAGGAGTTACAGTAACTTTAGGAAAGCGGCGAGCAATATCTTCCACACTTACAGTCTGCATAGCAAACTGTTTGAATAGTTCATAATTATCTGAGACACGCATAGCATTCTTAGAATTCATGCCTGCACCATCTTGTGTAAACAATGCACATCCACCGGTAGCAAGAGGTGCGATTTCGATAATGTGGTCCAAATTAATAATAACTGGACAACCTTTATCAACCGAATTGACTTCAACAAATAAACTCATAGTGACTCCTTATTTTCTATCACAATCTGCCACACGAACTAAGAAAACTGTTTGCTCTGTGTGTGGACGAACAAAGAAACATTCACCTTTAATTGACCATACTAGATGGTTCTGCACACCGTCTTTGAAGTCTTTAAACTCTGGTGTTTTTGTATCCATTGAATAGATTTGATAGATTATAACACAAGCCAAAGCTGTTGTCAACCAGTGGCCAATATTATTCTTGATATATGCTAAAATATTTTTCATAACCATCCTTTTAAATAAAGAACCATGTAAACAATACCACTAAAAAAACCACCAAACAGTAGAATGAATAGTAAATTTATTGATTCATCACGGTAATAATCAACCTCATGTTTAATCATGTCACGTTGAGCTAATATCATTGGTGGTGCCTCACGGGAACCACCCAACATGTAAACTGTTTTTTCAGCTTCCTTCAATCTACGTAGTGCTGATATGTAATGTATGAATGATATCATTCTTTTTCTCCATTTGGTCCTGTTTTGTCGAATGCTGTGCCACATTTACCACACCAGAACCAAGTCCAACCCAAACCATTGTCGTGTAATTTACCATGAACATGACCTTCTTTTTCACAATCTTCAATTAATTGACGCCTTGCAGGCCAATAAATGTTTTTGTCATATTCGTTCATGGCCTCGGTCATTTTTAGGCGGCGTTCTTGGTCTTGTTGCCAACGGCGAGTTGAAATGTCACTCATTTAGCAAGTCACCCTAGTAGGACAATCTGACCGACTACAAACATAACCATATGCTCTACCATCCGAACCAATACCACATGTCTGACAACCCATTGTAGTTTTTTCAACCGTAGGCCATGGCACAGTATTTGGAGCGACCGTTGGCATCGATGGCGGATATGGTGCAGGTCGTGAGGCAAGATGATGCACCAATTCTCTCAGAAAAGCATTCTCTTTGGATAAAGCATCCAATCTAGTTTCTGCAAGTCTAATCTGATTTTCAAGGTCTTGCAGTTTTTCAATTAGTTCATCTTTCTTAATCATATCAATCCCACAATGTTCTAAAGTATTTACCAAATAGTTTCAAACCGTTGTCGATACGGTCGTTGTGTGCTTTCAAACCTTCACGGTCTAGTTCACCTTCAACTTTCCATTTGACTGTGCGTGATGTTTCACCTTCTTCAAATGGTTGTTTCATATGTTCCCAATCCATTTCAGGTTGAACAATCCAAAATTTTGCTTCATTATCGTCATCACACAATTGTTCGAATGCCCAAATCATTTCATCGAGCACCCATTCATAACGAGCTTCGGCATTACCATCCCATTCCCAAGGATCTTTTGGTAATGCATAGATGGATTGTAGGTGTTTTGGCACATCTTCATCTTCAATGAAACCGTAACCATGTTTGGTTGCCTTGAGTTGTTTCAACATTGGCAAAATGATTGGTGACAATGTGTGGTCCATAGACCATGTGTCCCAATAATCAATCTTCACATAATTCAACTCAGGATGGATTTTGTCCAACACCCATTGAATACCTTTAGAGATAAACATCAAACGGTCGGACAAATCATCAACCCATTTTGGTGTATCTACACCACGCATAGGATCCCATCTTTTATTGTATGGGTCACGGCTATACTTAGACCAATCTGTCCAGAAAAAGATATAGTCCAAGAATCGTTGCGGATTGATCCAGTGATATCTTGGTTTGCTTTTGTAAATCTTCATAATTTTAACATTTCTTCCAATGTAAATTGTTTTTGCATATAAGGCGAAACATCATGCAAGACAGAATGTTCCAAATCACCTTGGCGTCTTGGTTTAACATTTACCTTAAAATCACAATTATTGACCTTTTTGAACGTGTCAATAATTTGTTGCACCGTATGTCCTTCACCTGTGCCCAAATTCTCTATCATAAGATTTGAAGGTCTAGTGATAGCAAATCGAATGGCTTTGCACACTTCATATACGTGTATATAATCACGCACGGCGGTGCCATCAGGTGTATTATAGTCATTACCGTATAGATTGAACTCACCTGTATCCCTCGCTTTCATTAAGTTATACATTAACCCATCCTGGTTTGTTGGTTCAAAACCAACACCAGCAGAACCAATAACATTATAGAACCTAAAAACTGTATATGATTTGTTGCTCAAATTACAGTATTCACGAACCATCGTTTCTGTAACTTTTTTGGACATGGCATATGGACTATTGACATTCGCCGCAGCACCAGTTGAAGCAAAAATAAAATTATCAAAACTTACTCTCTCCAAAACATTCAATGTGCCCGCCACGTTTGTTTGAAAGTAACGCATAGGCCATTTCACAGAATCACCAACATTTACTAATGCAGCCAGATGCACCACAGTATCATAGTGTTCCTTCAAACATTCCATACTCAATATGTCTTGCTGAATGAATCTATTGGCATAGGTTTTTTGGCCAATCCTATCCAAACCAGTTACATCAAAACCGACACTATCTGCCAAAACGGCACAAAGGTGTCGGCCGATATAACCATTACTTCCCGTTACTAGAATCTTTTTCATCTTCATATTTAATAGTGTTAATCATTGACATTTTTTGTTTGTTATCCCAAGACTTTAGGTAGTCATTGTCTGTATCAAACAAATTCATATAATCTGTTGCTGATAATTCACGGGTAGAAACAATCACTTCATCTAGGTGTTTTTGTGAAAATTCTTGGAAGTTCTCATTGTATGAACCAGTGGCATTCATTGTCACTTCATCCAAGGCATGAGATTCTTCACGAGCCTCAATCACATAACGCATACGAAACATTGATACAGTTTCAACTAAGTATAATTTCTTTTCCACTTTTTCACTCCAGTTATGTTCACCCCAAAAAGAGTATGAATCACTTTCACCAAAATCTTCTTCCATTAAGGCATGAAGGTCACAATACAGATGGTTACCGGCAAATTGGGTGAATCTAATCCAACGAGCTTTCTCCTCACATTTCAGACACTTCATCATTTACCTCAAAAGTTTTATCAATCTCATACAAACACACATTGGCCAGCTCAACGGCTGGCCATTTGTGCTGACTGGCATATTTTCTATTCTGCACAATGATGTCCATACATTCTTTGGCAATCAACTGAGACAATTTCATAATTGCTTCTTGTTGATAAGAATCCATTTCATCCCAACAACCTTGTGCAGTCATACCAGACTGATACATCAATTCATCAAGTTTACTCATACGTCAACAAACTTCAATTGAAATCTATCGGCACGGTCCTCATATGCATCATAACCACGTGGGTTACAAACAATACGAGTATTACCAATCATATAATCAAAATCTTCATGTGTATGACCATGAGTCCACAATTTGATTTGTGGATGATCCAAGATGAATTCATCTAATGCGGTGCTGTAACCACCATTCATAATGACTTCTTCTTTGTATCGTGGGTGAGTTGACGCTTTGCTTGGTGCGTGGTGACCCACAACAACAAACTTCTGGTCAAACTTACCTTCAATCATCACACGGATGTATTCCAACATTTTCTTGTGGTCTTCCACAGCATCTTCTGGTGAAAAACGAGCAACACGTTCTTTGAATTCAAAGCCATCTTCAACCAGTGAATTGATTTCACCAATTTTTTGTGTAATGTATTCACCATTCTCATCTTTCTTGTAGACTGGTGCTTTGTAATTCACAACACGATTGCTGTTGTTAACACAACGGAAGTCATTCATCATACCAGTCATATGCAACAATGTAATTGGATCTTCGTTGTTCATATCTGTCCACAAAGTGCCACCGATGAATGTTACATCATCCACTTTTAGAATTTCTTTGTCTAAGATATGAAGATTGCGTAGATAACCAAGCCTATCACGGAGAATTCCAATAGTGTCCCTAAAATCACCGTGATAATGTTCGTGATTTCCCATGATGTAGATAACATGAGGGAATCGTAGACAGCATTCTTGAAAGAACGTATGAATTGTTGTATTGCGGTCAAAACGGTCGTAAATGCCATAAACATCCCTATCCATTACATCTTTGGCTACACAAATGTCACCGCCAAGAATAAGCACATCAGCACCTTCTGTATTATCAAGGCTGATAGGACCAAACTCAAGGTGGATATCCGAACAAACTGCAATTTTCATAGTATTATTTCCTTATATGACTATATTATAACATGGATTGCTATATATGTCAACCATCGTTGTTTTTTTGCGACACACGTAGGATTCTAACCATGGTATCAGGAACCACAAACATACGTGCTCTAAATCTTTGTTGTCCTGATATGGGATCCTGTTGTCTGGTAAACTCCACACAACGACTTTCTGCGACCTGCAACATTAATCTTTCGAGTAGTTGTTTTTTAACCATATCATTAAAATCTGCGGCCGGCACTTGTAACAAATCAGTAAACCCTATATCTAATTGAGTAGCAAGCATTCTACCTTGAACAGCATATTCAGTTGAATCGGTAGCATTTTTATATGAATATGGATCTTCCCAAGGATTTAAGATTGCCATTTATATCCTCTTTGTTCAAATTTTGATTGTCTCCAACTTGTAACTGTTTTTGGATTGTTGATTTTTAAAATTTTACCTACACACAAATCATATTGCTCCCTTGAAATAAAGAGAATATCACTACTCAATTCATAGTAGGGCATACAATGCACAAAATCGAATGTGCTTCTAATGTCCTGCGGTTGGCCATTGTGCTTGGTAATTAATTGAATTCCATTTTTTAATGTTGTGGCGTTTTCCGTTACAATCTTATTTCCACTGGTCAAATCCCTATACTTTTCATCGTAGTCAGCGATTTCATTTTCTTGCTCAATCTTGAAATGATCCAGAACAACATTCTGTGTAGATTGTGTTTTGAAATAAACGTCCCAATCTTTAGGTTCTTGTGATTGTAACAAGGATGCGATGGCGCCTCCAGATAAGAACATATCATACAGATAATTTTTTGAAAATCTTTGGAAATAATCCATCTTCAATCTAATTCTTGCCTTTGCTGAAAGTATATTGGCAATTTCTAAATCACTAAAATTAGTGGTAACCATGTGGTTGTTCTTTCAATGATTGTTCCATCACAGGCAAAAGCAACAATAGAGTTTCCTCACTATTTGAAATTTTAGCCAATGACACCATACGAGCCATAATCATGGCAGCCAAGTGTTGATAACTGACTGTATAATTCATTGAGACTTTATATAAAAAATCCACAAAGTCTTGATTTAATGTTGCAAATTCTTCTTCACTCATACGGTTCTCCGTTTCATATCACCACACTTAGTGCAACACAACACAAATTTGTATTCACAAGGTTTTTGGCTTGAATCAAACTCAAACACTTTAATGGTGTGATGTATTTGCCACTTATGTCTACAACCACGCAATAGTAAAAATATGCGGAACAACCATTTCATACTAATCTTCCAGTTTTTCGAATTCGGGTTCACAATCGATAATCATTTCAGCTTCGGTCTGAATCCAACCATGTTCTTCTAGGTCAAGGTAAGAATTTTCTTCCAAGAATTCTTCCAACCATTCACGTGTTTCATCATCACAATCATCATAATCATATTCTTCCCAGCAACCATCGGTGGTTTCAACCATTTCAACATCGTAACCACAATTCCATAGGTCTGCACCCGCTTCGATATTAGGTGGATTATCATCTTCGGTTTCGCAGGTGAATTCACCCCAGCGCCAACCTGTTTCAGCAATAAATGTATTACCATCTTTGGTAAAATACATACGTTCAATAAGGGATTTTTTCCATGTGGGTTTAATAGACCATAGTGCCATTATTTTTTCTCCTGGTTTACATCAATCTTTGGTTCCATCAATGAATATGTGTTTTTTTGTTCAATACTTTCATATCGAATTGCATGAAACGAACCACTAAACGCTTTCGTCATAGCATACAAAGGGAAAAAACAAACAGCCAAAGTGATTGTCATTAAAAGTCCAAGACCAACAAACAATTTTACATAAAGGTGATACGTGACTTCAAGTAGTAGATTCCAGAAACCTGAGGTGCCATAATTATCTTCCTCACCACCTTTGTTGAACTCACGAATGTGATTAGAAAAAGCCGTATTCAATCCTTCAGAACGGCAAATCAGTATATCAATAATACCACGATATAGTTTTAACATCTTCATCCTTTCACCACTTCATAAGTTACCTCATAACCACCCTTGCGGTCGGTCCACCAGTCATCTTCATCCAACCAGTCCCAATCAATATCAATATCTTCGTCCCATGCTTTGTCAATGACTTCTCCAACGTCCAATTGTCCAGCTTCAAACTGAAGATACATCAAATCAATCTCTGCTTCATCTTCAATATCAGAATAGATTTCTCCAAACAAATCACGGTCAATTTCGGCACCGAGTCGTTTCTCAACCTGATGCCATTCCGATTTAACTACCATAACCATAATGTTCTCCTTAACGTAGTGTGTAGTGTGCTACAAAAGCACCTGGTTTTTTAAGTGCCTCTGCTCGGCGAGTTTTATATTCAACGTTATCAACGTCCAATAATTTGGTTTCACCTGATTCACGTTTGTTCCAAATTTTCTCACATTCAGCTTTGGTGTAATCGGTAAAATGTAAACAATCCTCAATAAACAACTTAGCATCATCTTCTGGCTTAGTCATAAATTCCTGTTTACTCTTTGGTTGTTCATCCAAACCTTCTTCAATAGGAACTACCTTACTTGTTTCCGCTCCTTTTTCAATGATAATTTGTTCCTGTTCAACCTTTACTGGTGTTTTTGGTCGGTGATTGGCCAACACAACAAGAGCTGTAAGTGCCATAACACCAATAACAATTTGTTTCCACCAAAGGTAGAAAATCAAACCTAAAACAAAAACACCAATACCACCCAGCACAACCATTTCTAGTGTGTTCTGAGAAAGACCAGTTTCATTGACAATTTCGGAATACATTTAAATCACCTATTAACGACCGTTGTAAGCAACCTCACATTGAACAGAAACGGGTAACATGATAACACCATGGTCCGTTTTTTGTGGCAGGCTTTGAATCACCGGCCTCATTCTTGCATTGATACAATCCTTTGATGCTTGAATTACCTCAGCACGTTCAATAACTTTTGCTTTTTCAAAGCCATCAAGTTTGGGTGTTGAACAGGCAGAGATAACCAAAAATAGAATAGTAAACATGCCATACCTCATAGTTCTAAACATTTCTAATCCTCTCAATCAATTGAGCTGCTTCTGCATAATTTGAAATCTCATCTGTAAGTTCCATTTCTTGCAACATCAACTCAGCTTTTGCCATACGAATTAATTGTAAGGCATAATCAATATCATCGTTGTCGGCTTGGTCCAACCACTCATCAAAACCTTCATCTGTGATATTCATAATGAAGTTAAGATTATCTCTATCCCACTCATTCATGGTTTACTCCTTAAAGTTCAAGGATACACCCATGTCTTTGAATAGAATTCCAAAAAGACCAATCAAGCCCATTGAAGTAATAAAACCAATTTCTTTTACACCATCAATCGTTGGCACCAAGAAAAAGTTCCACAACAACATCACTAGAATTGCATTAAAGCAAGTGACAATCAAAGCTGCCCCAAAGCGTGCAGTAAATTTAGACCAATCCATGATTAGGCCTCGGTAGTTTCACTCTCTGTCGTTGCAACAGGAGCAGGAGTTGTTTTTGCTTTTACGGATCCAATATAACGTCCGTTTGCATCAAACTCGGTGTGGTTAACCAATTGATAGGCCTTGACTTTGCGACCTTCTTTGTGAACCTTTACAATACCACCATCTTTGCGAATATTGTAAATGTTGGTGGACAAGCGATAGAGAACCGCTTCCTGATCCGTGCCTTTGAAACAGGCCTTAATCTCATCGGGAGATACAGGTTTACCTGATAGCAAGGTAACGGTGATTTTTTCGTGGCGATTTTGTTTGCCAGTTCGAACAGTATTTGACATTTTAAGTCCTTTCAAAAAACATTATAAAAAGTCCAACAGTTTGATTATAACACAAGAATGGCATGTTGGCAACCATCCATGTGTTGTTTTTTTGCATCAGAATGGAATCTCATCGGAATCCTGCGGCAGATTGGTAGGTTTAGTCACAGGACCATCAACCTTCGCATCAACCTTGGAATACAAGTCAAGGAACGCCATTTTGGTGTCTGCATCGAACCGTGCCACGCATAGTTCAATAGCCTTCATACGGTCACCAAAGATTTTGAATGCCTTGGCAATGTGGACCAAACGGCGTGTGGAGATAATTTCATCAACAGCACCTTGGTCAAACGATTGGCGAACAATATCAGCCCATTGTGTCAACTTCTCAACGAAATCTTTATCAGAAATCAATGGTTCAAGGATTTTCTTCTCAGTCTTAACATCAGGATATTCCTGTTCAACTGTAATAGGGAAACGTTCAAGGAACGCATCATCAAGAATCTGTGACAAGTAACGACCTTCTTCACTGCCACGACCTTTGGTGTTTGCTGTTGCAATGATAGAGAATCCAGATTTTGGATAAACCATTTCACCATTCTTTTTGTTGTAGTATGGTTTGCCTTCTAGAATACCTTGCAAACACATCAACTTATTAGAACCACGGTCAACTTCGTCAATCAACAGAATGGCACCACGTTTCATAGCTGTAATAACAGGACCATCACGGTTAACCACATTACCATTAACAAGAGTAGGACCACCAAGTAGGTCGCTTTCATCCGTTTCGATGGAGATATTAACACGAATACACTCTCTGCCAAGTTCGGCACATACTTGTTCAACCATGAGTGTTTTACCATTGCCAGATAAGCCTGTAACGAAAACAGGATAAAACATACCAGACTTAATGATATTACGTAAATCTTTAAAAAAACCAAAGGGAACATAATCAGGGTATTTCGTAGGGATTGATACATCAGAATCATCAACCAGTTTAGGTTGTTTGAATTCTAATACTTGTGCTGCAAGAGCCACTTCCATTTCAGGTTCTTCTTTCACGACAGGTTTTGATTTTGTTCCGATATTGGGCAACTTGTATTCGCCACGACCAACACGGTATTCACTTTTAGTTACAAACCAATATGGGAAAGAAAAATCATTTTCTTCAACCACACGGGTGATTTGGTCACGATTCAGAATAGAACCAGCACCATAAATTTCTTCTGCTGCCTTAACAAAGGTAGTTTGATTTCGGTTTAAACTCATAATATAATCTCCAGTTACGTTGTCCACATATTTGTATTATACATGATTCCGAATTCTATGGCAAGTATTAAAATAACAATCATTTTTCATCCCACTTTTGTGTCTGGTTAAAACTCTTTTCCTGCACCGTCAAATGGTCCTTGTGAAACTTGTTGTGTCTAGGATTACCACACATGGCACAGTCAGGATTACCACAATCCATTGCATGATGTTTGGCAAACTTATGTGGTTCTCTCACATCAATACCATGTGACTTGGCAATTTTGGTTTGCTTATTAACAGCATTCTGGTCCTTCAACATTCTTGTTGAGCGTTTCACTTTTTGTTCTTCGTTGCTCATTTTTCAGTTTCTCCAATTCTTCGTTAAGAAAGATGATCCATTTGCAGGCAACTTCCATGTTATGCCGCAATTCTTCTACTTGTTCCTCAAGTGTGCTTATTTGGCCATCTTGAGAAACATCCCAAATAAAACCTAACACACTCATTGAACCAAACTCTTTTT